CATTTGTACCAAGCAATGTAGATGGAATATGCGAGCGCAAAGGCAAATTTTTGATAATGGAATGGAAACGGCCAAACGAAAAAGTTAGCATGGGCCAACAAATTCTATTAAAAGCATTGGCTGCCAAGGATAATTTTATGGTCGTCATTATTTACGGAAACACGGATAACAGCATGGTTATTGACAAGTATTGGCTGCTACAGAAAGACGGTACGCCAATGCACCACGGCACGGGGGTAGAAATGTTTAAAGACTTTTACAGACAATGGTACGAATTGGCCGATGGCAACTAAAGATGAGAAAGAACACTACAGGAAAGTTGCTGAATTGGGATGCTCACTTTGCAGGCATCAAGGCAATGCGGGGACTCCAGCGGAATTGCATCATATTAGGCGAGCTGGAAAGAGAAGTAATGCCCCAGTTATCCCGCTTTGCCCATACCACCATAGAGGAAGCAATACCAGTATTCACGGAATGGGCCGAAAAAGATTTGAAAGAGAATATGGCATCACAGAAGATGAATTACTTGAGCAAACAATGGAGTTGATATGAACAATGAACCAGTAGCGTGGATGCAGACTTGGGAAAACCAAGATGGCGAACTAAAGCAAACAGTCAACATTGAGCAGATTGGAAAGCAAGATATTCCACTTTATACCAATCCAGTAAAAGAAGATGAAGGAAAAGTATGTGCTATGTGTGGTGCTATTGCTTATGACCCTGTTATTACTTATCCAGTAAAAGAACTCAATGATGGTGGTGAGCCAGTTAAAAACGCTACTTATTGGAAACGGCAATACAACTTGATGGCAACGCAAAACGATAATCTTAAATCAGGTTTGTATCACGCTAATGAGCAGATTAAGTATTTGGAATCCCATCCAGTAAAAGAACTAACAGATGAGGATTTAGATAAGTTAATTAAAGATGCCGAACAAAACGACTATATGGAAATGTATATTGTTGGGCTTATTGATGGGTTTAATAGGGCTAGAGCAATACTAAGAAAGACACAAGAGAATGGCTGATATAACAATGTGTAGAGATGAAACTTGCAAGAAGCATGAAAGGTGTTATCGGTTTACTGCTAGGGCTTGTGAGTATCGCCAATCTTATTTTGTTGATAGCCCAAGACAAGGAAAAGAATGCAAACATTTTAGTGATAATGAAGATAAAACTAAAAGATTAAGAAAGAATTGCGAATGAATGAGCCTATGACATTAAGAGAGATAGCTGAAGTAGAAGGAGTAAGCCATCAAGCAATAGCAGAAATCTTAGCAAGAGCACTATACAAGATTAAAAAAGCGCTGGAAAAGAAAGGTATAAAAGCAGAGGACTTGTTATGAATGACATTAATAAAACGCTAGATGAGCGCCACGCAAGATACGGTACATATATGGATGTTGCCAAAACAGCCCAGCTGCTAAAGGGAATTTTGGCCGAAGCAATAATTAAAAATCCAACAGAAGTATCTTATGACATGAGAGAGTCTATTGACCTTATCTGTAACAAGTTAAGCCGCATAGTCAATGGCGACCCTAACTATGATGATTCATGGCACGACATAGCTGGATACGCCACCCTTATTTCAGAAAGATTGCGTGGTAATCCAAAATAGTTATACAAATATCGGACAACGATGACCTATTTTTGCATGACTTTTTTTTTGTAATTCATATACTTACAAGCGTTTTTAAAATAGGTAAGCTATGTAATAAAAAGTTTCCCGAACGGGAAGAATGTAAGAAAAAGTAAGTAAAAATAGCAAAATATTCCCGAACGGGGTTTTTTGTAAAGAAAAGTTTTGGGATTGTAAAGTTATTAAATGAGTCATTAATAAGTCTTTAAGCTATTTAAGGACTCTTTAATAAGTCAATAAAAGGAATATCTATGATGAAATGGACTGGAACTTTACTTTGCTTGCTTGGAATATTACTTACAAGTATCAATATCTATCCGTTAAATATACTTATAGGTATGATTGGCTCTGGCATATGGGCTTGGTCAGGCTTTGAGCAAGATGATATGGCTTTGTTTACTGTAGAGATTGTTGCTGTAGTTTTGTACTTTTCTGGAATTGTTTTATATGTTTACAGCAAACTATCTATCTGGTTCTAATTGATAAGTCTTAATTGGTTCGCTGCTTTTTAAATCAACATTGCATGCCCATTTGACAGATTCTTCTGCGCTTAATCCCATGCGCATACAGACTTCAGCAGCCATTGCACCAGAGCCAATTGCCATAAAAGTCTTTGCTCTTTCCCATTCCAAGTCATCCCCGCAATAAAACAATCCATCTGCGGTCAACTTTATGAAGGAGCTATCTGGCTTTAATTTTGGTTTAGTCTTGGTTTTCTTATTAATGTAATCGACAACTTTTTCACAGTCGCACCAATTGCCAGCAATACCAAGCCAGCCACCATCAATCGGCACAATCTTATTGTCAAAGTATTTAATGCCAGTATCGTCATCAGAAAACTGACTATCAGATACCAATACTTTCCTACTCCAGTCGCCAATAATAGTAGTCATGTTTATACCCTATGTATTTTGCCCCGAAATTCAACTTCATCTTCTCCGCAGACTTGTACAAGTTCTGGCTGCAGCAGTCGGCCACGGTCAAAAGACAATAAAGCAAACCCAGAACGCCAGTCTTTAGGATTACATTCAGTATAGTCCGTGAATTGGTCGCCATTAGGGTCGGCCAAAGTACCAGTTTGTACTCCATAGCGTGTACCGCCATTGGCTTGAAATGCAGGTGAGTAATCCGTAACAGGCTGCACGGCTAAAACATGGGTATGCCCTGTAATAATATTGACACCAGCATTTAAGGAATTGGTGCGGCCAGCAGTCCAGCCACCCTTCCATCTATGCTTAATTACCGTATCGTCATTGACCCAAAATGACCAGCATGGTTTCCACAAAGGAAAGTGGTCCTTCAAACTAAACCCTGTAACCCCTTCATATTGACCAATTTGATTAGATAAAAAGGTTTCAAAGCGGGCATCGTGATTCCCAAGAGTCCAGATAAGTTCGCCACCACGGTTCGCTTTCTCAATTCCTTCCATGTAAAACTGGCAGGCTTCTAGTTCTTCTTTAATAGTAGGAGCTTCCGCCCAAGAAATTCTCGCATGACGACTGGCCGTAGTACCGTCAAAGGCATCACCATTACAAACAATGACTGTAGGCTTAAACTCTTTGATACATTCTAAAAGCGCTTTATATGCGGTAGTCGTATCATCAGGATAGAAATGGGCATCAGAGAAAACAACTACTCTGCCTGATTCAATAGCCCTGCCACGCTGCGCATTATGTCTGGTAGCCTGCGCTCTGACCTGTACTTTTTGTTTTAATTCAGCCATGTTTGGCCGTGGATATGGGCGTAATTCTGCCGCAAGAACAATCCCACGCCTAAATTCAATAGCCTTTCTGCGCTTAAATATATTTCTAACATCAACGCCAAGCGCCTTAGAAACTTCTGTAGCAGACTTTAGCTCATTCCAAACACGGATAAATTCATCTTCAGAACATTTTGAGATTGCCATTATTAGCCTTAGAATGTAAATTACCGTAAATTAAACCATAAATATGTGAAAAAACAATGGCTTATGCTAAAAGAGTTGATGTAAACCAGTCGCAAATAGTAAAACTATTCCGTGAAGGCGGCTGCTCTGTATTTGTGACATCAACCGTAGCAGGCGGATTCCCTGATTTAGTCGTAGGAAAAAATGGCCAGACACACCTAGTAGAGATTAAATCTAAGATAACGGCAAAATTCACGCCAGCACAAGACCTATTCATATTAAATTGGAAAGGGTCAAAAGTAAAACGAATCAATGGACCAGAAGACGCAGCTGCTTTGTTAAGCGAGCTTGATGAATCAATTAGATAGGAGTAAAATGAAGCATGGCTAAATTTACAGGCAAATACACTAGGTCAGGCAGACCATTGTGGCAGTCCGATGATGGGGAATTGTATTCAGAAAAGACAATGACTATCCCAACTAAGCGCAATCCCGATGGAAGTCCCGCAAAAGACACTAAATGGGTAAATGTACCAACTGTATTTGAAGGCGGTAAGATAGTTGACGATGAAGACTTTATCTCAAAGTTCTATAGCAGCAATGATTACTATGACCCAATAGCCAAGAAACCTATTAAAAACTTTTATGACAGCGTAGATTCAGCAGTAGAAGCAGCTAAAGCTAGGTCAGAAAGTCTATTGGATGGCACTAAAAAGCTGATTGGAGAATAAAATGCCATATAAATCCGCAGCCCAAGCAAAACTAATGCGAGCAGTTGCTCACAATAAAGAATTTGCCAAGAAGGTAGATATTCCTCAATCCGTTGCAAAGAAGATGGAAAAAGAGCAAAAAATGGCGGGGACAAAAAGGATAAAAGGATGAGTGAAGTAAACCTAGGTGGAAGACCAAGAAAGTACACTAGCCCTGATACATTCAATGACAGGGTAAATGAGTATGTAATCCATTGTGAAGAGAAAGAAGAGCCAATTACATGGACAGGATTGGCTTTATTCCTAGGATTTAGCTCTAGGCAGTCAATAGATGAGTATTTAGAATATGACGGGTTTTCTGACTCCGTTAAAAGAGCGAAGATGATTGTGGAAAATGCTTACGAAAAGCGGCTGCAAGGAAATAGTCCTACAGGCGCAATTTTTGCGTTAAAGAACATGAATTGGCGTGATAAGACTGAAACTGAGATTACAGGCAATGCGTTTGCAATCAATATCGACTTGAATGACTGATACTACTCAGATACATTACAAACCCGCAGGCCCAGTAGCTAGGGCATTTATGAAGGATGACTCGTTCGTTCGGGGAATTCGTGGGCCATTTGGCTCTGGTAAATCTACAGCCTGCATCATGGAAATTTTGCGCAGAGCCAAGGCCCAGCGTATAGCAACAGACGGTAAAAGACGGTCCAGATGGGCTATTATTCGTAATACATACCCAGAATTAAAGACCACAACAATTAAGTCTTGGCATCAATGGGTGAGTCCTAGTATCGGTAGATGGGTAGAAACAGGCCCGCCAATGCACCATATTCAAGAAGGTGACTTGGACCTAGAAATTATCTTTCTAGCGTTAGATAGGCCAGATGATATTGCCAAGCTGCTCTCAATGGAGCTAACAGGCGCATGGATTAATGAGGCCAGAGAAGTACCCAAGGCAGTTGTAGATGGATTAACAGGCCGTGTTGGTCGTTATCCGTCAGTTCTTATGGGCGGAAGTGAATGGTCAGGCATCATTATGGACACTAACCCGCCAGATTCAGACCATTGGTGGTACAAACTAGCCGAAGAGATTAAGCCAGAAGGATGGCATTTCTTTGCGCAGCCTAGTGGTAGAGCAGAAAATGCCGAGAATACCGAGAATTTACCCGCTGATTACTACAAAAGACAGGTCGCAGGTAAAGATGAAGACTGGATTAAAGTCTATGTTGACGGTGAATACGGCTATGTAAGAGAAGGAAAGCCAGTATATCCAGAGTATCGGGACAATATTCACACCCAAGAGTTTGACATCATCCCGTCTTTGCCTATGTATATCGGTATCGACTTTGGATTAACGCCTGCAGCCTGCTTTGCCCAGAAGACAGCCATGGGCCAATGGAGAGTTCATTCAGAATTATGGACAGAAGACATGGGAGCAGTACGATTTGCCGAGTTATTGCGTGCAGCAATGCAAGAAAGATACCCGCAGATGACATTTGCCAGCATTACAGGCGACCCAGCAGGTGAAGGTAGAGCGCAAACAGACGAAACAACGCCATTCCAGATACTTAGAAAGGCAGGAATACCCGCTTTACCAGCGCCAACTAACGACTTTACCAAGCGAAGAGAGTCAGTTGCGGTATGTTTAAGTCGATTAATTGATGGAGAAGCAGGGTTAATTGTGCATCCACAATGCAAGTTGTTGCGCAAAGGTATGAGTGGCGGATACAATTACAAAAGAGTGCAGGTATCTGGCGATGAAAAGTTTAGAGATATGCCAGATAAAAACATTTATTCTCATGTGGCCGAGAGTCTTCAATATCTTTTGGTCGGCGCAGGTGAGGCTAGGACTTTGGTAAGGCGTGAGCAAGTCGGAAGACGACAAGCCTACGCCATTAGTGATTATGAGATATTGTAAGGATTAAATATGGGCGGAATGTTTGGAATGAAATCAGCGCCAGCTATGCCAGCGCCACCACCTGCACCAGAGATTGCACCTGATACAGCAAAGGCCGCAAGAATGGCAGACCAAGAGCAAGCAGACGCAATGCGCAGACGCAAAGGCCGTGCATCTACTGTACTTTCTAAAGGATTGCTTGCAGAAGAAGCTCCTACAGCAGCTAAAACATTAATAGGAATGTAATCATGGGCGCAACTTACCAAAAAACAATCGGACAGCCAGTAGGCAAAGCATTTAGAAGTGTAGAAAAAGCAATTGGCTGGAATAAAGACGCACCAGCTACACCTGCACCAGTCACAATCACTAAAGACCCAACAGCAGAACAGCTAAGTAAGCTGCAAGAATTAAGCAATCAGCAAGAAACAAGCGCTCAATTAGCCGCAAGACGCAAGCGTGGTCGTGCATCTACAATGCTTACAGCAGAATCAGCTACAGGTTCTACTACAGCTAAGACACTTTTAGGGGGTTAATCATGGGCGGAGCAGTTAAATCAGCAGTTAAACCTGTGACATCAGCAAGTCAGCAAGTAGTTGGCGGAGCCGCTAAAGCAGCCAATACATTAGTCGGTAATAAAGAGCCAGCAGCAGCAGAGGCAGCGCCAGCTACACCAGTTGCACCAGCAGCAGCTCCAGCACCAGCATTAGCACCAGAGCCAGAAGTCACTACGCAGCGCAGAAAGCGTGGCCGTGCATCATCTTTACTAGCAACAGACAGTACATCAGCACCACAAACCGCATCAAAAGCATTGTTAGGTCAATAATATGGATTCACGGGCGCAAGAGATTATCCGCCAGCATGACCAGATGGTTGGTGAGCGTGGCACTTGGGAAAATCATTGGAAAGAGATTGCAGAGCGCATCCTTCCACGGCAGGATTGGTTCACAATATCTAACCGTACACAAGGGGATAAGCGCACCGAAAAGATGTTTGATTCCACGGCAGCTCTGGCATTGGAGCGTTTTGCCGCAGCAATGGAGTCCATGCTTACACCAAGAACGCAGCATTGGCACAAGCTCAAAGTAAGTGATGAGTATTTAGCCAAAGATAAACAGGTCCAGATGTACTTGGAAGAGGTAACGAATATCCTATTTCAGGTTCGTTATTCACCAAAAGCAAACTTTGCCAGCCAAGCGCATGAGGCATATATGTCTTTGGGCGCATTTGGTACTGGCTGCGTATTTATTGATGACATTGTTGGTACAGGCATCCGTTACAAGTCGATTCACCTAAGTGAAATCTATTTTGCTGAGAATCATGCGGGCCAGATTGATAAGATTCACCGCAAATTTGAAATGACAGCCCGTCAAGCAGCTCAAAAATGGGGTATTGACAATCTGCCAGAGAAGATTAAGGCCATGCTGGAAAAAAATCCAGAGTCGCCATTTGAGTTTATTCATTGTGTACGCC